TGGCCAAGGAAATCTACACTGAAGACAAGCGCAAGATGAAGACCATCGCCCCGACTGGCCAAGCCGGAATGGTGGAGCTGATGCAGCCCACAATTGACACGGAAACAGGCGCGGTGGTGATGGCAAACGACTTGAGTTCTGCGACCTTTGATGTGGTGTCCGAAGTCGGGCCATCCAGCAGCAGCAAGCGTGCCGCTACCGTCCGGGCGTTGACCGGCATGCTTCAAATCACCCAAGACCCAGAAACCCAGCAGGTCATCACAGCCATGGCCATGATGAACATGGAAGGAGAGGGCATCGGTGACGCCAATGCCTACTTCCGCAAGAAGCTCTTGCGCATGGGCGTGGTCAAGCCGACAGACGACGAGGCTCAAGAACTCATGGCCGAGATGCAAGGCACACCGCAAGACCCGAACTCGATGTACCTGCAAGCCGCAGCCGAGGAGGCCACCGCCAAGGCAGCCCAGGCTCGAGCCAGCACGGTCAAGACCGTGGCTGATGCTGAACTCAGCAGGGCAAAGACGCTGGAGACCTTGAGCAAGGTTGACGAGACTGCGCAGAATATGGCGCTGACCAATGCCGAGGCGGTGCAAGAGATACTGCGAGGCCAGATTATTCAGCCTGTTGTTCGATAACTTGAAACGGGCGATAATGCAAACAACGGCATCCACCCAGCCGCATCAATGGGTGAGTTTGAGACGGGGCAATAGATGAACGAAAAGGCAGATCAGGAGATCGACAACGACGAAGATATCGCAGTCATCGAGGACGAGGTAACTGAGCAACCAAGGGTGCAATCCCAAGGCGATCAGGCCATAGACCAAGATGACGAGGAATCCGACGAAGTTGTTGTCTCCATTGGTGAGGAAGCGCCACCTCCCGAAGAGCAGACTCAAGCACCTGAATGGGTTCGAGAGCTGCGTAAGACAAACCGAGAACTACAGCGCCAGAACCGAGAACTGCAAGGCAAGCTCCAAACCTCTGCACAGACTGAGATCAAGCCAGTCGTGCTGGGCAAAAAGCCAAGCCTCGAAGATCACGACTATGACGCCGAGAAGTTTGAGGAAGCATTGACGCATTGGTTTGAGCGCAAGCGACAAGCCGATGAGATCAACGCCAAGCAAGAAGCTGAAGTTATGACCCAGCAGAAAGCATGGCAGGCCAAACTGGAAGGCTACGGCAAGGCGAAAGCTGAGCTGCGAGTCAAAGACTTTGATGATGCCGAGGCTATGGCCCAGGAATTGTTCAACGTCACTCAGCAAGGCGTAATGCTCCAAGGTGCGGATAATCCCGCACTGGTTGTCTACGCACTCGGAAAGAATCCAAAGAAAGCGCAAGAGCTGGCAGCCATCAAAGACCCCGTGAAGTTTGCTTTTGCGGTAGCGAAACTGGAGAAAGACTTGAAAGTTACCAACCGCAGAGCAGCACCACCGCCAGAGAGAATCGTGTCCGGTACGGGCCGAGTTTCTGGCGCAGTAGACTCAACCCTTGAACGGCTGCGAGAAGATGCGGCTCGTACTGGAAACATGACCAAGGTCATCGCGTACAAGGCGCAGAAGCGAACAGCATCCAAATAAATCACTAGGAGTTTTTCATGAGCAATTCATTCAGCAAGGAAGCGCGCGTCGCGTTCGAGGACATCCTCGAAGGCTTCAACGACGCGCTGGTTTTGTCCCGCAACGTGTCCATCTACAACACCGAGAGTTCGATGATGGAGCGCACGAACAACGTCATCTATCGTCCACAGCCTTACATCGCCCAGTCGTATGACGGCATGGATCAGACGGGCAACTTCGGCGCATACACCCAGCTTTCCGTCCCTGCGACGCTCGGCTTCCAAAAGTCTGTGCCGTTCATCCTAGACGCACTCGAGCTGCGTGATGCCCTGCAAGAAGGTCGTCTGGGCGAAGCTGCAAAGCAAAAGCTGGCATCCGACATCAACATCGCCATCATGAACGTGGCAGCAGCTCAAGGCTCGCTGGTCGTTACCGTTAGCACCGCTGCCGGTGACTACGACGATGTGGCCTTGTGCGACTCGATCATGAACGAGCAGGGCGTCCAAGCCTTTGACCGTTACTTGGCCCTGTCTTCACGCGACTACAACGGCATCGCTGGCAACATCGCTGGTGGCGCTACTGGTGGTGGTGCAGCACGCAGTTTCTCTGGCACCAAGTCGAACACCGCCTTCGAGCGTTCGTTCGTCGGCATGGTTGCTGGCTTTGAGACCTACAAGCTGGACTATGCCAACCGCCTCACCGGCGCTACTGGTTCTGATCCGACCATGAGCACCTTGGTGGGAGCCAATAACTACTATGTGCCAGTGGCAACCTCCACCGCAGCGACTGGTGAAACGCAGAACGTGGACAATCGTTTCCAAACGATTACCGTGTCGAGCACCACCGATCTGCCTGCTGGCTCTGCCATTGAAATCCAAGGCGTTGAGGCTGTTCATCACATCACCAAGCAAGGCACGGGTTTCTCAAAGACCTTCCGTGTCGTGCAGGTGGTCACTGGAACGACTTGCGTTATCACCCCACCGATCATCTCGGCCCAGGGTGGCACTGACGCTGAGCTGCAATACCAGAACTGCATCGTCACCGCTGCTGCTGGTCGCACCATCAACCGCTTGAACACCACCACTGCACCGGTGAACTGCTTCTGGCAGAAGGATGCGCTGGAGATTCTGCCTGGCCGTTACGCTGTCCCGTCTGATGCTGGTGTCGCAGTGATGCGTGCAAGCACCGACCAGGGCATCGAGCTGGTCATGCAAAAGCAGTACGACGTCAACACCATGAAGACCAAGTATCGCCTCGATACCTTGTTCGGCGTGGTCAACAAGCAACCAGAAATGTCTGGTATCTTGCTGTTCAATCAAGCCTAAGGAATCATCATGAGCTACCAAGCAATTTTTACTCAGGGCACGGCCACCGTTACTGTTCCTGCTGGACAGAAGATCGCCATTCAATCTTTCTCGCCAGCAAACGTGTTTCAGGAAGTTGGTTTCCCCAACTTCCCTGACGCAAGACTTGCTGACCGTGGTTGATAACGCTACCTATATCTCAAGTGCATTTACCAATGCCACCAATGTGACCATTCAAGCTGGCGCGTCGGGTGTTTTGTATAGCGTTGGTGCAGCACCGCAAATCGGCAATGATGGCAATTGGCAGAATCAACCTGCACCAGCCAACATTGCTGATGGTGCTTCGATGGCTATGACTGCGGCTGAGTTGCTCACCAGTATCATCACGGCAACTCCAACGACTGGTCGCAACATTCAATTGCCAACAGCCGCCACGCTTGAAGCCGCAACGGTGTTTGCTATTGATGACTCGTTCGACTTCAGCCTTATCACCTTGGCTGCATTTGCTTTGACCATCACGGTCAACACAGGCGTGACCATCGTGGGCGGTGCTGCAACTGGTGCCGCTTCTGGTTCAGCGGCACGTTTCCGTCTCCGCAAGACTGCTGCCAACACATTCATTGTGTATCGCATCATGTAAGTGAAACAGACAGGCCAGCAGAGATGTTGGCCTGTCTCACATGGAGAACAAAATGCCAATGAAAAAAGGTTATTCAGACAAGACCGTTTCCAAGAATATCAAGATGGAAATGAAATCTGGCAAGCCACAAAAGCAAGCCGTCGCAATGGCGCTTGGGATGGCAAGCAAGTCGGCAAAAGCCGCAGGCAAGCCAAGCAAAGCACCGATGAAGAAATGATAAAGTCAGCCGCAATCGTCAAGACCAAAGCTCTCGCCCCATGGCGGGAGCTGCGGCTGCAAAAGCGCAAGCTGAAAAAAGCGCAGGCCATTGAGCGCAAGGCGATCAAGCAAGTGCGTCCATCGCCCATTGGTGGACAGGCTGTGCAAGTCCATGAGATTGAAACCTCTGTGGAAGAAGGCCCAGCGACACGCGAGGAGATGCTGCAACATGCTGAAGCGATTGGGCTGAAGATTGACAAACGCTGGTCAGATGCGACACTTCTAAAACACATTGAGGAAGCAGCATGGGCTACACAAAGCGACAATTTATAAGCGCCTCCTTTGAGGAGATCGGCCTTGCGTCTTATGTGTTTGATCTACAGCCCGAGCAGCTTCAATCCGCCCTGCGCCGCCTTGACGCAATGATGGCAGATTGGAACGCCAAGGGCATCCGTCTTGGCTATCCATTGCCATCCAGCCCACAGGACAGCGATCTTGATGAAGAAACGCTGGTTCCTGATTCGGCGTATGAGGCCATCATTTGTGCCTTGGGCATCAGGCTGGCTCCGTCCTACGGCAAGCAAGTGATGATGGAGACCAAGACCACGGCCAAGCAGGGTTACGACATCCTGCTGCAAAGAGCCACGTTCCCGCTTGAGAAGCAACTGCCGGCCACCATGCCTGCCGGTGCTGGTAACAAGCCGTGGAGGGTCTACGACAATCCGTTTATCAGGCCACCAGCCAACCCAGTCACCGCTGGCCCTGATGGGCCTATTGAGTACTATTAAGGACAATCATGCCAACGATCAATCAGCTTCCCGTCCTGAACACGATTTCGAGCGGGGATCAGCTTCCGGTTTACTCGCCCAACAATGGCGACGCTCGCCGAACATCCATTGGCAGTTTGTTGACGTTTTTCCAGCAGAGTTTCGCCTCGCCAACGCTGGCGGTGAATCTTTTTGTGCCTGGCTCGGGCTTTAACATCACCGTGCCGACCCCTGTCAGCAATGACCAGTGGATGCTGCTGCAACCAGCTAGTACGCTGGCAACTGGCACGATCACCCTGCCTTTGAACACGGGCGTGCCTGATGGCACTTCGGTGCTGATAACGACCACGCAACAGATCACCTCGTTGACGCTCGCTCTGAATGGCGCATCGGCCATCTATGGCGGTGTGACATCCTTGGCAGCCGGTACGGCAACAGCGATCCGCTTTTACCAGCCTACGAACTCTTGGTATCAGATCAACGCTGAAATGGTATATGCCGCTGGCGTGCAAAACTGGATGTCAACCCCGTCAAGTGCGAATTTGCTTGCAGCAATGACCGATGAGACGGGCACGGGCCTGCTGGTGTTCAACACCAGCCCGACCTTAATTACACCAGCACTAGGTACACCATCCGCGCTTGTCGGCACAAACATCACAGGCACAGCGGCTGGGCTTACGGCAGGAAATGTCACCACAAACGCGAACTTGACTGGCGCAGTTACGTCAGTCGGCAATGCTGCATCTTTGGGTTCATTCACTTCTGCCCAGTTGCTTGGTGCTTTAACTGACGAGACAGGCACAGGGGCGGCAGTATTTGCCAACACGCCGACTTTGGTGACACCAGTCATCGGCGCAGCCACCGGCACAAGTCTGACCGCGACGGGCGTGATTGCATCGACTGGCACGGCAGGCGTAGGCTACGCAACGGGCGCTGGCGGTGCTGTCACCCAAATCACAAGCCGCACCACAGGCGTGACGCTTGCCAAGACAACGGGTGCCATCACGCTCTTCAGCGCAGCAGGCACAACAGTCGCCACGACCTTTACCGTAACCAATACCACTGTGGCGGCAACCGATGTGATCATCCTGAACCAGAAATCAGGAACTGATTTGTATGACCTGATGGTCACTGCGGTGGCTGCTGGAAGTTTCAACATCACATTTCGAACCACTGGTGGCACGACGACTGAGACCCCGGTGTTCAACTTTGCAGTGATCAAAGGCGTGGCGGCGTAATGGCCACCAAGCCAT